TCAACTTCTGCTTTAGACATGTTTACTGTAAAGACGCCCGAAGTACCTGCAGGCATTACTGTTGAGCAATCAACCCCAGAAGCGCCACCGTTTGCATCATAAGCTCCACCATCAAGCACTCTAACAGTAGTTTTATTTGTGTTTGTATCAAGTCGTACAGTATTGACCTCAAAAGTACAAGAAGCTGCAACAGGCCAACCCGCTAAGAAACCTCCTGATGCAGTAAAAGATGAAGTCCCTAATGAGCATGATGCATCAGAAATGGCAATAGACTCTACAGTTAACGCCGTGTTTACCAAATCAAAGGAAGACGCATTCGAGCCGCCCGCACCATTGCCAGCTTCCGCAGCGCCAATAATACGCTTTACTTCAACTAACTTGCAAACTGGAAGGATTGTTTCTCTGAGATCACTCACTCTTCACCTTCCTCATCTTTCTCTACTTCTTGCTCTTTTTCTACTTCTTCTTCATGCTCTTCTTCTTTTTCTTCTTCTGTATCTAAACTGTCAAAATCTATTGAGTTTAAAATATCCTCAAAGCTTTTGAAATTTTTCATGATGTCATCTGGAGTAGGTGTTTCTTTCTTTTCCTCCTCTTCCTTTTCTTCTTGGGGAGGCTCTTCAACTGCGGTAGCAGAATCCTCTTCTTTTTCTTTTTCATCAACTCTAGGCTCATCACCAAGCTGAACTTCGTCGTTGGTGTTCTTCTCCATTTCGGCTGGAGCATCAGCACCTTCAGTGCTTGCTTCTTCTTCGCGCTTTCTTTCTTCTTCTTCTTTTTTTCTTTTTTTTCTGGATTGCCTTTTTTCTAAAATAACATTTACCAATTCGTCAATTGAATCAATTGATGAAAAAGTTTCTTTAATAGTGAGATTCTCAACTAAAGGATCGTCCAAAATATCAGTATAACCTGCTTTTTCAAAAATAAGTTCAATAAACCTATTAACATCAATAGACTCTACTCCATTTCGCGTTTTTAGCATTTTTGCTGTTTCGAAAAGAACATCTTTTTGCACTGAACTTTTGGGACTAAGTTTTGATAATGCTTCAAAAATTAAGACTTGAGTATTCAAAAGACTCTTAAAAGTAGGAATATCTTTAAG